GGGCAACTTACGTCGGATCCGGTAAAACGGATCTTGCGGACGTAGGAGGCTGCTCATTAAGGAGCAGCAAGCACGGGGAGCGCCGATACCCAAACTTGACATGTTGGCACCTTCAAACAGTGCTAGCATGACCTGGGGATGCCACTGGGTTTCTTTAAGATTAACACGGACCACGGTGTATAAGAAAAGTGGTTTACATGTAGTTGGTCATAGCTACGTGATGTCGTTCCTTGGGACTTTAAGATACAAGGCTTCCTTTTCAAAGGCGTGTTAAGGAATCGTTTCAATTCGCCGCAGACTCCTGTGTCATACAGCGACTAAGGAACTTGAGAGCCAGCCCAGTACTGAAGGGGCGTGGTAACAAGGAAGTGGCTTTCGATCGGCTGATGTGTGTTGATTAATGTCGCACTAGGCTTCGGATCGATTGGCTGCAAACGTAGACATGTGCAGGGGCCAACCAGAAGGATTGATGGTTGGCATTATGGCACCGCAAGCCCCGTGGGGGAGGCGTAACGATTTTGGGTAACCAGCCCCAGAATTACTGAGAAAATGTCGAACGTGCCCGGAGTGATATGATTCTGTTCGGATTAATCACGATGAAGGGTGGAGAGACCACACTTAGCGCGACAGGGCCTAGTCATCTTCAGATGGCGCCCATCCAATTAGTCACACTTGTCGGACTAGATGGTGATCAGATCCATCTTATCCTAGCAAGGCTTCCTACACCTCTGTTATGCTACGCGCTTTTAGAGACCGGCGGCATCGTGATGCTTGAAATTGTTTGGGATTTTGGTGTTTACACTAAATAGGGTCCACACGTCCACAGAAAGCGTCCGCACTCCGATGAGGCTTCATCGGCGTGAACGATGTCTAAATTACTGAAATTTTATACTGTTGGTAGCACAGTCCAAAGCTACTCCGTGGTATCCGCTGCCCAGACATTAGGCGGAAAAACCTTTTGGAGAAGGTTGTTCTCCAACCCCACCGTGTCTAAAATCGTGTCGTCTGTTCGTGGTGTTTTTGTCACTAGGCAAAAGACCCGCCGTGAGATTGTTGCCGGAAAGGTGAAAGACAGTTTGGACAAAACTGTAAAGATCTGCTCCCTCGTGATCTCACAGGTTAACAACATTCTCGATCGTGGTTTTATTGGAATAAAAAGGACAGTGGTATCTGTATTGGCATCGGTTCGCCGTTTTCCATTCCGGAAATTAACCAAACGATGTATTGTCATTTACGTGGCTGCATCAATTTTGGGATGCATGATCTATTACAAGAAATTGTTCAAGGTCATGGAAGGCACTGCTTACGTTGATGGTATGACTTATACATCAATCAAGAGTAGGAACCAACGCCCTGTTGCCAATGTATATCGTAGGTTTTACCAGAGTGTGAAATTCATCATATTCTGCGCTGGCATGATGGTACTTAAAAATACCTACACAACCAGCGGTAGTTCTCTGCTGAAGAGATCTAATGCCTATCGCAAAGGCAAGCAGGCAAGCAAGAGGCCTGAAACAATCACAATCTCAAGGCACGGGGCCCCGTTAATACGGCCACGTGTCTTGCTCGAAGAGATTGATGATTCGTCAGATGATACTCCATCATTGGTCAAGAAGTCAGAGACAGCTCAAGAGTTGGATCCGACCGAACAACCAGTGGTCAACATTGGTGAGTTACCATTGGTTGAGATTGAGCCAGTGCCAATGACAAGCACTGGTTTGATGACATTCTTAGATCGAACAAGAAAGATCTTAAATGCCATCCTTGGCCGCTTGAGAGGCAACAAACAGCCACTCAGGAAACGTGTGACCGCACCATTGATGATGGCCACACATGGAATCTTGGCAAAATTCGGCCTGGTAAAACGAATGTCAAGGAAACAGAGAGTGGAAGTAATGGCGGCACGTCTTTCAGCTGAAGCCAGAAACTTCATGAGGACCATCAAAACCACCAAGATTAGTTCACGCCCAAGTGTCATATCTTGCTTGATTGTTATCATGATACCATTGTCTTACCTTGTCATTGTTAAGGGGCTTCCAAGAGTTAAGCAATTGTATGTTGACCTGACATCTGTGAATACCACCAGTGCAGGTGTAACTGGTACCGTAATAGGTGTACCCGCAGCGGGCCCGATATTGATTAACACCAAACTTGCAACGCCTCTGAACGCTATCATAAGGGTCATTAAGACTGCCCTTATTCTATTTGGCTTCAGAAAGCCATCAAGGGCGGAACAAGTGATTGGCAGAACTTTACGGCTTGTATTTGGCGCAAGGAGGGCTAGATTCCTCGTCTCCCGGGTTAAATCATTTAAGACGAAACTTCTGTCCTTGACCATCATCAAGACGATCAAAGAGGTAATCAAATGCATTAACCACAGGCATGTGATCCAATCAGGTGCAGTCTTTTCGGTGATTTGCTTCCTATATCTCATTGTGTGGCCAAGCATGTGCCAGGTTTGGGACTATGCAAACAGGTTATACAAACAGGGTAGGAAAACCCACATTAAGAAGACACATTCCAAAAGTTTGTTTGACTTGTTTGTCAAACGAACAAAAGAAAGTGTGAACAAGTACCGTGGTGGCGTTATCAGGGTGGTGACGACAATCAAGAAGTACCACCAAGGTGCACTTGATGGCATTGCACGTCCTGACCTTGCGGTAAAACTCCTTTCAAAGGCCAACTCCAACAAGCCGTTGACAGAGTACGAGCTCGGTATGGTCTCAACCATAAGAGGAGTCCATTCAGAGCATGTGACCAAGCAGCTTGCTGACCATCTAAATGGCATACACAAGCTGACAAAATCCAACTGGTTTGAAAGGAATGGGAAATGGATTAAAAGAGGAGTTTACCTTGCAATTTTTGCTGGGGCATGTTACTTGGGTTATAAATACCTCAAGGAATCCAGCACAAAGGCCAGTGACACCACAGAACCAGAAGTGATAGACGAACTTGAGGGACCTTCCAAGGAACAGAAACTCAAGATTGTCACAAATGTCATTAACCTTGTTAACGATGGTTCGGATGTAAGTGGTATTGGCGAGACAGGCTCATCAATCATTGGCTTGTACAGAACAATGCCAACAAGTGATACAATCATCGATGACATCGTAGAACAAGCACCCTGGAATAACTCTGATGAACTCCTCACTACCATCCACAACATACCATCAAAAGAGGATATTGTAGTCAATATGACCAAGACCTCGCTGGGTAGTGGTGTGAAAACGTTTGTGAAAGTAATCCTGAAGTATTTCAGATCAACCCTTAAAATGGCAGTCACATCAATCACTTTGTCAGCTATATCGCAACTTACATCTGGAATATTATCTAACTTGGCACAAAAATCAGCAACCACACTGAAGTACGTTGCCGCTTTGACCATGGTCATCGAAACCGTGGCATGCATTGCTAATAATGTTCCACAAAAATATGCGAAAGTTATATACACAATTCTGGCATTGGTGCATGATGTGCCGGTTACAATTGGGTGTTTCTTTTATGGTGTGCTAGGGCTTGAGGATGACAATGCCCAAGCCCTCGTGGTATATACTGACATCTCAATTCGCATTCTTAAATTCGGCAACTTTATCCATCGTATGTTGAAACCAGTGATGGGGATTTTTCCCGACGCACTAACTGGGTATGTATCACAAGCAACCGGAGCCTTGGTGAAAGCGTATATTAAAGATATAGCATTGTCAAGAAGTCAGAACCCAGGTGCCAGTGGCGAAGCAATGGTTTTAGGATTAGTTAAGGCCGCCACTTTTGTGACACAACTCCCCTTAACGGCATTGATTAAGGCAATTGAGAGTACTGCATTCATAACCATGGGTGATTTTAGGGTGGACGTTGTGACAACTACAGAACAAATGGAAGATGGTAGACTCAGAACCGTCCAAATATCTAGACTCACAACTGAGGGCGGTTACGCCAATCCACTACACATGCCAGAGTATCTGAGGGGAAAACCAATGCAAGTGTCATTGGAACAAGGCGCAGTGAAGGCAATAACTGGTGGCCCAACAGGTCAGTTGATGATTACTGGGGCTGACTATGACCAAGAATCACCTGAACAGGGAGCACCAGAAATAGGTGAAGCCGGATCATCAACAGGACCTGGGACAGATGATGGCTTCACAGTTGTTAAGAAAGGAAAAGACGGCAAGAGTTTCACCTCTGGAGCCCCGCTAGCATCAGCTCACAGCGTAAAAATGCAACAGGTGGGTAAGTCAAGTGAGAAGAAACAAGCAACCGTTGGGCCCGTGGGAAAACAAACCCCTGGGTTCGCTACTCCAGGCCAATCTATTAAAACCTCTTTGGGGAAGAGACAAGAGCAAGGTAGCAACACCACCAAACCAGCCTTGGAGAAGTCTAGAGTTGTTCCAATCACCACAACCAGCTACATCAGGGATATTGAGGAATTTAGGAAATCACTAGGAAAGAAAGCTTTCGAAGCTAAGGTCAGGCTTGTTGAACAAATGAAAGCCAAGGTGGAGAAAGCCGGATATAAACTGCAGTCCAATGCCATATTCTCTGATTTCCAACGAGAAATAGACATCATCGCACAGGGCGATAAGGCCGTACTCAGTACGGCAACCTTGGATGAGATTGCAAAGATAAAGAAGTGCAAAAACACAAATGAACTCAAGGCAATGATCACCTTCGACATGCCTGAGGTGGTGCTTCTAGCTTTTGGCATTGATGATAGGGATATTGAACCAGATCACTGGACGGTTAAAAGGTACAGCACTATCATACAATCTTTGACCATGTCAGTGATTCATATCACACCCTTTGATTATGTTAGCAACACTGAGACTTCAAGATTTCTAGGTTTCCTGCGCGAAGTAGCCGTAAAATTGGAGCCAGATTATTCTGCTAGAATGATCACCATATACAATTACTATATGAATTCTATTGCCAGTTTTGTGAAGAAAGACAGGGTAGCTCATTTTAATAAAAGGGGCGCAAAACCTGTCACTATTAATTTCGAAACTGACGACAAGTTCTTTGAATGGCGACCAATCAGGCTTGAAAATTACTTCAAGCACGAAGCACGCAAACAAACGCCCCAATTGGGGGTTGTCATTTCTGAGGTGGAAAATAACCATAGCTCAGATGATGAAGGTGCGGGTGCTCCAATAGATGATGAGGCCATTACATTTGACGATGTGGAAATAACAGACATAGATACTGATGATGAAATTGAAATTAATCTGAGAAAATCGGTTCATGAATCATCAGATACGAAACGGTTACAAGCTGCCCTTATGGACTTCACCTGGGCTCAACCAAAAGATTTCGTAAGCTATGGTATAAAGAAGGCTCATGAAAGAACTGAAGAAGCCCTTGGAAAAATCAAAGAGACATTGGCCGAGGAAGAAGAGGAATTAGATCTGGAGCTGGATAAGAACAAAGCCAAGCTTGAAAGTTATATCAAGGAGAAAAGGGAAAGGAGTAAAGAAGGTAAGGGAAAAGGGAAGGGCAAAGCAAGGCCCACCAAACCACATGATACATTTACCGAGAAGAGCAAACCTGCAGTTATACCCAGACCAAGTTGGGCAATTCCTGATGTTGGTCGAGCAGAAGGAATGCAGGGAACAATTGAAGACAAACCTACTCAGAGCTCTACAGATGAGGTCCTCGGTGAAACGGCCATGGTGGTAACTAGGAGTTTCGTCCCGACATCAGTTGGCCCTCAGGCACGTTTTAGTGTAAGGGAAGAGACTGCAAAGAGCACTGAAGAGAGTGAACCGGATATGAAGAAAACAAATGGTTCATACGTTAACATTAGTCTGGTGGTAACTGTAGTGTGCAGGGTGGCACACAGATTAATTGATCTGATTTGTAGAGTGCCACTCGGGCCTTTGTCTCCAGTTAAAATTCCCTTGCTTGTGGTAAAACCGATTGTTAAGGTATTATCATGGGCTGGGAGCCTAGTCCTTGTGGCTGCAACTATGTTGGAAGTCAGGAATATTTTCTATGGAACCTATAAGGCCTACATTGGACAGGACTCAAATATAACTTTCGTCATCCCAAATGGCAAGGACGTAGTGTATAAAGCTTTTCTGTCAAAACACACTATCGAGAGTTTCAAAATCGAAAGCCAGAATTTCACACGTATGCCAAAACTTTTAGTATCAAACTCTTCATTATACCTCATTCACAGACCCGTCCACAATATCAACAACAGGAAATCAACCTGGACGACCCATGATATTTCACAGGGCCATAGGCTGAGAAGTGGTATGATGTGCAATGGAAGGGGGAAAATTGCTCACTGTTCAAATTTGCAACTTGAAAGAGAGGAGGGTGTCATAAATGGAAAACGAGTGATATCTGATAGAATCGAAGTTGACTTTATCGCTTGTGCTGAGCACCTCTTTGAATCTGCTGTGGGGAAAGATGTTGTCGCACCTGACTTCTTCTGTGAAAGCAACCTGAATGCCGGTTCCGCATTTAGGACACAAATAATGCCCTATACATGCAACCGTGACATTGAAAAAGGAGAAGTAATTTTCCAAACCGATAAGGAAGGGAACATGTCATCTTTAGGCTTTGTCATAGCGTCAGCACGTGTCTTGAAGAAAGCTATCGTTGATGACATGCCATACACCTTGACTGATAGTTCAATAACCTTTATGCTATGCAATAGTTCATCCTTGGGCGGCCTATCAGGTTCCCCAATGGTGGATTACAAAGGCAATCTGATTGGTGTATTGACAAACGAAACAGTTGACTCGAACTTGTACGCTGCTCTGATAAATGAAATGGTCCCAATTCCACAGTTCAGGATAGCAATTATTAGGTTTGGTAGTGCTCGATGTGTTTCAACATACGTTAAGTCAAAACCTAGCGAAAAGCCATCATTGGTGATTTCAACAAACCTTGATGAATTGGACGACTTCCACCGCTTCACTTCACGTTGCACTATTGATGCAAAGTCCAAACGGATCACTGATGCTGACATTGACGACATGTATATTACCAGAGTCATTGGACATGGTGAGGCGATCTTACTAAGTGAAGCGAGACTTGAGAGAGCAAATGATGAAGTCAACATGAGTGAAAATGATGGAGATGAGGTGTATAATTATGGTGATGAAGAGGAAGAAGAAAGTGGAGAGAACAATCATGATGATGTCTCTGATGATGATGAGAATGTTGATCCAAAAACAGGTATGGTCATTACAATTCCAACATCATTGAGGACTCTAGTAATAAATGATATTTTCAACGTAGGCATGAATTGGAAGGAAACAACGAAAAACACCACGAATGATATCAGGATGAAATTCTTATCATGTATGCATTGGTTGTTTTCAAATGACCCCTTTGGGAATAGTGACCACATCAATGTACCAATACTTAGTGGCGAAACCACTTCAACAATCGCATCCATCATTGCTATAATTACACCAAGCTTTGTCCTAAAATATTTCTCAGAGATGAACACCGTGCTCAATTTTAGTATGATTCTTGGGAAAAAGGTCAGGTTCTCCGCTGGACATCTAGAGAATGACGTAGCAGTCATTGTTGGGGCGGCAAGGTCTAAGGCCATGTTTGAAGACAGAGTCTCAGATCCTACAACTGTACTCAGAACTGATCCAATGAATTTTGTTAATGTAGCACTAGCACTTGAGTGCCTAAGGAACAACAGAGCTGCCGCACGAAATTTTGCTGGGTTCACAAAGAAACAAGTTGCAAGATTACCAGGCCAGTGGTCAGAGGAGTATGGAATGGCTGTTGGGCCAAGTGACGTTCTTGAGAATGCAGACCAGATCAATGAACCCATCAATGTTAGGGAAAGAGATGCCATGGCAAACATTGTCCAGCTTGCAAAACTGGTTCTCTCAGATGACAGGTTGGCAAAGGTAAGCAGAGGTGTTAGAGTTGATAACGAAAACCCCTTTCCCACGCGTGATGATATCATCTTTTCATACAGGACTGGTGTCAACTACCAAGACAGCGTTAGAGCCATGGATAGGAGGGTGGTTGACTTCATTATCATGATCTGTCAAGAACAACACATTGAAATTTCCGATTATGAGGAAGAAGACTGTCGAATCGTCGTCTTAATAGTACAGTGTTGTGCAGGCTTGAGAATGCGCTTGACTAAGGTGAGAACTACGGGTTCTGACATTTTCTCAGTTGTAGCCAACCCCAAGGTCTTGGATTGTTTGTTTGTAATGATGGATCTATTAGCTTGTTACATCTCACCAATAACACGCGGCGAATTCAAAGGAAACCAGTTGAAGAATGTGTTATTAGACCTAAGGGGCGTGAATTTTGAAAACTTGGGCTTAATCTTCTCAGTTATCATTGGTCAACTTGCGTGTTTGTGTCCTTTTGATAGTGTAACATTAGTTGATGACACCAACCGGAACTCAGGATTCTACCGTTCAATGGTTAAGGAGTTGCAGGAATTTGACAATACTTACGGCCAGCCAGAAAGCAACAATGATGAGGATCCGGAATATTTGGGTTTTATGAAAACGCTGGTTTCAATTTACATGGTAATGCAAAATTTGCAAGTGATAATGAGAGAAAACCCTAAGGATGTGAATTTCCTGACTTTTGAGACAAAGTCTATATTAATAGCAACTGCAGTTGCAAGATCTGCTGACATGGCTGAGGACGTCCCCGTGAACATAAGGAGGGCCATTCTAGGGAGAATCAGGGGCATGGTCACGTCATACAGTAATTTTGACCCCATACTCAGGGTCACTAGGATACCAAGGGAAGGTTCTTGTATAAGAGCAATTGATAATCGCTTTGGGGTATTAGCATATAACGAAACCATGGATGGCACTGTTAGAAACATTGACAGGTGGAGTTCACTGAACAAATTAGTCAACACTGTGAAAATCATCACTAAGAGAGCACTACTTGTCCAACCATTCAGGGTACTTGGACGTGCATTGTTGAGGAGAGCTGACTTGTTTGAAAGAACGACCGCAGACATCGTCGAAAGAACCGCTGAGAGAATTAACTCACTAATCCCAACTATAATGCGAAATAGGTATACAATGGTCAACACACTCCAAACAGGGTTCAAGAAAACATGTGGGTGGCTGCTAAGACTCATGAAAGGTGTTAGTCTGATAAATCATGTCATGATGGCACTCCTTGACTTATCTCTTGTGAAAATCATGGGTTCTGATTTATCAACAATATTTCCAAAACACTATGCAATCTGCTTTGGGGCAGCAGCCACAACTATAATCTGCAAGAATTTGGTTATGTGGCTGAAACCAATAGGGTTGGTTGAATTCAAAAATGACCTAAGAATGTTAGCAAGAATTACAACGTTCGCGAGCATGATTCTTTCATTTGTTGTGACACTCAGGTGTTTAAATATTGCAACGGAGGAAACAAGGATTTTTGGCAACGAAAATATTGAGACCTTGCTAGCGGTAATGTTGTTGAGATTGGAAGAGTTGGCTAGTGTAGTTATTGAGGAGGGTCCAAAGGTGATTGAAATAGCGAAGATAGCCTCAATTGCAATCGTTGAGAAGATAAAGAAAGAAGTTGCAACATTAACACAATCAAAGAAGACAATGTTGACTATGAAGGTGCCGGCCATAATCATGGCGATGACGGAATTTAGCTATACATTGGCACATTACCTGAGTTTTGACAATGCATCAATGTACTATGCCACATTGATAGAGAACAAAAACTTGGCTAGTTTGGGTAAAGCAAGAGCTGAGGCCGTGAGAGATGCAATTACATACCCAAATGCCTTCAAGAACATGTACAATGCTGCAATGGGCAGAACGAGACCAGTCGCCAGTGGTCACGGCATGCTCATTAAAGTGCTCGCTAGTTTCGGGCTTCCGTTGATCATGTATTCAACCCTTGCCCTAAGTTGTGCTTTTGCTTTCAGAAAGTTGTTCAATTACATGCAAGACAGGATCATAAGGGACGCAAGATTGGAACATGCTTCGTCATTGACAAAGGATTGGAATGATGTAATCAAAAGGAGAAGAGTTATCTCAACAAACATCACAAAAACCACACTGATAATGGGATGGATTGGCTTCTTTGCAAAATGCCTAACAGTTGATATAGTGTCTGCTGTTTATGCCAACACAGTTCTGGGTGTTTTCATAATTTATGCACTGACCAACAACGATGCAAGGAAAGTAATCTCAAAGGGGATTGCTGCTGACAGTGGGTACGCTCATTTAATACTCACTGGGATGCACGTTATACTCTACATGTTCGACGGCGACTTTAGTTACTGTCTGGCAATCCTAACCAGTCTAGTATGCATGGAAAGGGACATGGGAAGCGTCACGGGTGGAGTTGTGATGTTGTATATGACCAATGGGAAGAATGTCGTCAGTAGATTGCAACAACTAATGCTCACCCTGCATAAAAAATTATCACGTAATACTGCCTGGTTACTCATCGTGATGGCAGTTACACACCTGACCATGTCATTCACTGACAAAATAAAGAATGACGCCCTAATTGAACACACTGCTTATTTCACGGATGAATGGTGTAAAACTGTTGAAAACGTAAAGTATAGAGAAGCGTCGTCTATTGTGGCTGATGCAATTTTCAGTTCACTTGAAGTGTGGAGTCTCAATATTTGTCTTGATAGTGAATACAGAACATGGCCAATTTCAGTGCTAAGTACACTGCTCCTGATAATATGTAAAAGGTGGATGTCCGACCATAATGTGGATGCACGGAAGCACTTTTCAAATTTGGTATCTAGCATTCTTTTTGTGAATGAACTAGCTTACGGCTCATTATGGAATTTGTTGTTATCACCAAGTCTAGTCAGAAAATTGTTTTCCGGAATTGATGGCAATAAAGTGATACAACATGAGGGAGTAGATGATATGATTGAAATTGATGTTAATGACGTGAGATTATCAATGACTGACCTTGCAAGTGTTGCCATATTATATGGTAGACTCGTATGTGAAGAAGATATTAGGAAAATTTTTCCAGATTTCCCTGATCTTTTAATGGATCAATTGAAAATTATTGAGGAAGAGGGTTTCCCGATGAACGAACAATTATTTTATGATTCCGAGAAGATGGAAGTTCTGGTTGAACATCTCATTGAGGTAATTGGCAAACAATCGAGGATAAGAAACAACTGGATGCAGGAGTTAGAGCTGACTTACCAGCAAATGCTTAGGATATTAGGAACTGATCAAACAAGACTGGACAAAGTCTTCGAACAAAAGAAAAAGTTGGGATCAATATTGCAGGCAAGTGTCAATAAACAAGCACCATTACACAGAGTTATCAGTGAGATCTTTGACGCTAAGCAATACTATAAGAGTGATGCTGTTGTGCATAATGAGAAATCCATTGTTTTCATAGGATTGTTAGATGGTTTTTCGGCTTCAAAAGAGAGTGGGCCAACAAGAGTTGAGCATGAGAACGCGGAAGTGTCGCAGGAACTCCTAGCAATAATGAAGAGTAAATTCAAGGGCGTTGAATGGGTAACACCAATCGCTAGCAGCGGTTCCGATATTCAGTTGGCACAATCCTTCAGGCAAAGGAACCAAGGTGGTGCTGACGCATTAAATTCGTGGACGAAAGCCATCAATTCGAGTCAAGGTTCCCACATTATGATGAGTTCCGTGGCAGACAGTACAGACATGTTTAGGAGTGTGGGTGTGAGGTATATACCAATAGAGATGTTTGAGAGTGTGTGTGACATAGATGATTTGGACTTGAAGGAATCGTCGACTGTGGGCATTATGACAAAGCTAGCCATCTTTACATCGGGGGGCATGAAGACGCTGTCCCAAGCACTGAAAGTGAGATCATGGAGGAATGTTGATGTTGAATTGCCCATGCAACAACTCTTCAATGCCTTCGGCAAACAAGAAACAAACCCAAGGAAAGCATACAAAGAGCTTAGCAAAGAACTACACGTGGTGGATCACACATGCTCCAACAGGATAAGAATAATCCAAACCGCAGAAGGGATTGAGAGAATAAAGCACAGAAGAAGAGAAGTTTTCTTTAACACACAGATCAAGGTTCTTAGGTGGGTCATACCGATAAAAGTGGGATTGAAGGTGGCTGGTGAATGGCCTACATCCATTGAGATGGTAAGTGCAAAGAGGTTCATAGTCACACTAGACATAACAAATTACGATGGTAATCAGCATAGGGGCTTATTTGCATTGGCTGCAGTAGTAAGAGCCCTTTGCTGTATAAATGAAAACGGTGCTGAAAAAGCGATTGTCCACAGTGCAGAAGCATGTTTTAGACAGACCATCACTAGATCAGGAATAGTGACCGAGGTCATAGGAACGATGGCATCTGGTGATATAAATACAACCTCTGACAACAGTGTGAGAACCATGATAATGATGCAGGCAATAAACTTTACCTTACTGGAAGAAAATGACAACTTCATTCCCATTGAGTTTATGTTGCAAGGGGACAATATAATAGCAGCTCACGATGATCTAGACACGTTGATGAGGATTGAAAAGATTCTAGAAACATGGGGATGGCCGTGCAGGATTGAAGGTATCAGGGATTTGAGGAATCAATTATCACCATGCATTTTAGATGAGTACTTAGGGATGAACGGCTTAAGGTGCAGAATAAGATTTGAGAACATATTCAGGAACACTTCTGTAATTGAGAGGATTGTACCATGGAGGAACCCAGATAGGGTGATGGGTAAACTATTGTCATCTCATAGTCTCAAAAACCAAAAAGCCATAACACGTGCGGCGAAAGAAAAAGCAATAATGTGGTTGATGACTTGGCCGTTAGACAAAAACATAATTGCATGTAACGAAATATTGGGCACTACAAACCAAATGCTGGTGCAGTCGAAATACGTAACAAAAAGAGAGACGGTCAAGGATACTGGAAAGCTTGAAACTGTGCAAGCATCATCAGTGTTGGCTGGATGGGACTATTGGGTTAGCAAGGCCATAGGAATCCCTGGTATGATCGATAGAATTATAAGCGTAGAATACATAAATCATGAAGGGCACGTTGTGTCAACTGACGAGCTGCACAGAATTGAGGGAGACTTAAGAAGTGTCCCAGTAAGTAGGTATAGGAAAAAGAAAGCGACGTGTGGCATTAAGCAATATGCTTTAACATGTCATTGCAATAACGGCATGACCATTATGAATGCATATAATGAGGGGTTAATGATGGGTCATGTTAAACTAACAATTATCCCTGCAAGTGTATCAAAACAAGCACTAGCATTAGACAGATACGACGCAACTATATACTGCAAAAGAGCCAAAGTGATTGCAGGAACAATTGAATGTGAAATCTTTGCAAACATGATTACCAATGACATGTAAGATGATATGTGTAACAATGAATAGCAACACACACAAACACATACAAATGAAGGTATCATCCAGATATAGGCGATTTATAACAATTAAATGCACATTCTAACAAACAGTTAAATGAACAAACAAACGAAGCAAACAAAACAAACCAAACAATAAATAAACAATAAATGAAACCAGGTCAATCGACGGCAACTGGATAAACAGCCGACAATAGCAAAACCAATAACAAACAATAAATAATAAACAATAACAATAACGA